CCAGTATCCATAATAATCAGCTCTATGGCTTGTCTATATAAATATCCTGAGATTGATTGCACTTTAACCCCTTCTCAATATTTATGTCATAAAGTTTGGAACAATTGCTAGAAATTTATCCTTTCCTCAGCTTCATCAAATACACCCATAGTGAATATATTGGTGTCATACAAAACTTTGACGGCGACATCATTAGCATCTACGCATTTAATAAACTAAAAACAGAAGAGCACAAAAAGAAATTTCTCGAACAAGCTGATATATGGTGGTGGGAATCTAATAGATTGATTCCAATTAATATATTTTTAAAGACTTCTTGGAGTGATTTTAGATATAGTTTAGTAACATTAAATGTTAAGGATATTAAAGAACAACAAGGCCATGTAGTATGTCTGTCTAACTTAGCCAGCAAACGTACTAAGCGTCGTGTCGTACAGTTAGTTCGCCGACTCGGTTAATAGGTTCATATGAACTGCTACCAACTGTGCATAACTTACAGCATGAGCCTTCTTGAAGAAATATAGGTCAGTGGTAGGCTTATCCCATATAGTACTTGCAACTTCTTTCCAGGGCAAACCTATAAGATGGCGCTTTGCAGGACGTATAATAGCAATAAACATAGCCATACGAGGTATGGATATAATTGGCTCAGGCATACGATTGATAATGTCGTAATGGTTACCAATATGAATAACTCTTTCCACAAAGGACCTGTCATTTAGTAAATCCCAATTTGGTTCTTTAGTCATCAGTTCATTTAAATGATCTTCATTTCTAACTTGATTATAAACATTAACATTCAACAAATCTAATTTAATATAGCCAATGGCTTCAGCAGTTTGATAATCAATATTTGCAATACTGGTAAATGGATCAGCTGGAATAGGATTTACATACACGCCGGTATTATGTTTAACCCACTCACCGTTACGATCCATTGCAGCAGGTACATGCTTAATAAGCTTAAGCACTGCGTCTCTGTCAGCAAAATCAATATCAATATCAGCTGAGAATTTCACTCAGCATCTTTCTTAATAAGGTCAAAAACGTCAACAGCATATTCATACTGTGTTATAAAATTTGCACCAATGGCATCATCTTTTGGTTGATAGTCCATACGCCATCTTTGATGTACATTTCTTAACCAATACCAATGACCATCGATACGAGTTGGTTTCCACAGAAATACCTTTTTCCATGGTGTCTGTGGTCTTTTTTTAGGATAAGCGTCAATTCCACCGTAGTTCATAGTCCAGCCTCTTTTAGAATATACTTTGCCATCTCTGCATCAGCAGGATAATCTTTAATCTTCTTTTGCCATATATCACTATCTATATATGGCCACACTAACGTAATCTGTTCTGGATTTAGCCCAGCCAGAGCCAAAACACCACTGTCGCAGCAGTACAAACACCAAGCACTAATGCGACCGTTTCTAATATCACTGACGAGTCGGTTGGATGAAATGCCTTTGAAGTAATCATTGAATGGTTCTCCTGTTGCTTCAGACCACTCTTGCATATGCTCAATTGCTCTAGAAAGTGCGTCCTCAGTTGCTTCACTTGTTAGCAACTGCAACAGATATATATCATATATCTTTTCACGACACCAATGATCTATCTTTATATTATTCTTAATAACATAGTCAATGAAACGTGTTGCATTAATAGCACGTATACTATGACAATATCTTCCAAACTTGACAAATGCTGCATAGAACTGACTCTTGCAAAAGTCATCATATGTCTTTAATTTGGCACTACCTTGACTCAACTCATAAAAACGTATCCAAGCTTGGTATGCAAGACTTACTCCAATTTCAGTTTTCTGCTGTGCTCTGCGTTTTGGTTCGCACTGATGCGCAATAAGAGTAGTTTCCCTTACAAAGCCTTTGCCACAATACTGGCATTTGCAATCGCCTTCTTTAGCGTTTGCAACTGCTTCGGCAATAAAATTGGACATGTCATTTTTCAATTTCTAAATAATCATCAATTGTTGTTAAGGTATCTATTTTTGTATAACTTTTATATTTTGCAATACTTCTATCTAGTAGGTCAATATATTTGTTTAATCGATCATCATATATAAAATATGGGTCAATTTTTTGGCAAAACATCCATAACAATTTACTGTGGTTCGGTATATAAACGCTATCATGTTGAACCCTGAGGTTATTCCAGGTAAAAGAATTTGTGTCATTGGGCAAATCTATATAGAAATCATAATTAATTTTCTTATCAATTGGATCTAATGTTAATTTTAATGTTTGCATAGGATTATCGTCATATAACATTATACGCAGTGTTACTGGTGCATCAATCAATGGGGATTGATCTCTATGTTTGAGTATGTCTGTTCGCGTTGACCACATAGACCAATCATTTAGATCAGGATTTATGAATGAAAAGTATTCCATAAACTGTTCAAATAATTCAGGTGCTATTTTCTGTATTAATTTTTTAGAATTAGATTTGATAATTTTTTGATTATAATTGTTTTGTCCCCACATCTCTGCTTCATCATATGTTTTATCTTCTTCTTTTTCTGCTGGAATTCCGCATTTATTATGAAAATCTTTAAATTTCTCAATGTCATGAATAATAAATTTAGGGACGTCTAATGGAACATAAAGATATGTTCCATAGGCTTTTTCAAATTCTTTTACTTTACCATTGGGCCATCTTTTACGATTTTCTGTTAAGATCGACTTGTTTATAACACAAACCATATAAGTTATTCCTATTATAAAGTAGTTTCAGTCCAACTATAAGTTTTAGGTTGGCCATCTTGCTCTTTACTTAGTTCATGCAATATCTTAGTTTGTACTAAAGAATCCTTAACAGTATCATTCATACTTGTAAAGATTGGCCCCCATTCCCTCCACCATTGAAGAAGTACTATCAATTCAGGATTGGCTTGAATATGTAATTCTTGCCCGCCATATACTTCGTTAGTATTACCATATCCTAAAGTTGTATCTATCCTAACCATCTTAATTGTCATTTGTCTAACGCCTCTTTTATCTTTTTATCGTCCCATCCCAATGATGATAGAAGTTCTTTCAAATCTGCATCAGTTAACTGGTCACTTAGCAACTCTGCTTCATCTAATTTCATAGCAGGATATAAATTAGCAATTAATTGTGCTCGTTTGTTTTTTGCTGTCTTTCCTTTAAATGCAATCCATTCATGTTTAGTTACACCAAAATTAGGACTTACAGTGGTCATTAATAACCACTGTAGTTTGGGATGCTTATTCAAAGCCCAAAAGTTTTTGTTTACAAGTTGATTCAGTGCTTGAACGTAATAACTAGCCATTTCATCATTGGCTATATCTTTATTATTGCTAAGTTTAATAGCACTTCCCCATCGAAGCATTAGATAGTTACTAAACTTCTTTCGTTCATCATCTGTCAACTCGTCGTAGAATGTACGATTTTTTGTATCGAACTGACGCATTTCATTATCAATAGATAATTTGTTCATAGTTTAATATACTACACAATCTTTTGTATGTCAATACACTCGCTTGCGCGACTAATGTCTTTTACAAAATAAGCACAAATTGGATTTGGACCACTGCTGATTGGAACACATAGCAGTTGCCCATTTCTTAACTTTGGAAAAAACCATTTAACATCTTGATAGACATCTGTAATCTCGATTGGGAAGAATTCTGCCCTGAAACTCTTAAGAGGATTAAATGTAAATGCTTCAAATCCTCGATCATTTAGTTTGGTAAGTGGCAATGCTTCGAGATCACCAATTTCTGCTTCTCCAATTAATATACGCCAATTATAAGGCATCTTAATAGTATGTGGCCCAATCTTTAAGACAAGTGCAGGATCATTGAATGATTCTAAAAAGACTAGTGGAAGGAAGAAATAATCCGGGTCTGCTGGATTTGAATTATCTAATACACAAAATCTTAAGTCCGTAATCTCATCAGGCAGTTGTGTCATTTCAAATACAGTATTTTCTACAGTTAATATACGCATTAAGATTCCTTTAATTTCATTAAATTTAAGTATTGTTCGGCTATATTTTTTTGCTCGTCGACAGGAGTATGATATCCTACATCAAATGGTTCTTTCTTTACTAGTTCATCTACAAATTTATTGAATAAATCTAATAGATTAAACTCAAATGGCAAGAAATACTTTTCCGTAAACCAAATTGGTAAATCATGAAAAGGCATATTCTTATGATTGATTACCCAAGGGTTATATAAAAATTTAATATTGAGATCATGCAATTTCCATAATCCACTGTTCAAAAGCCAATTGTCTTTTTGCTGTTGCCAATGTATTTCGTATATCAGTGCTGCATGAAGTGATACTGCATCTCTAATTGGTTTTGAAACTTTGTCTCGACGATATTCATGTGGATGATTGTCAATGACAGAAAACATAGTTTCACTAATTAGTTTAACATTATCATCCTTAAAATAATTAAAATTTTTCAAACCAAGTTTTTTATTATATCTATTATTATCAACAGGAAATTCAATCCTATCGGGAGTTGTTGCATTAATAAAAACCCAATCTGGTTTGATTTTAATTGCTTCTTCAATTTGTAATCGTATTACACTATTACTAATACCTTGCCTTGCATAATTGTGTAATTCTGCACCTAAATTTTTAGCAAGTATTTCAGACCAGTGAGTTCCAGAAAAATTTTGAAGATGTGAAACTGCACTAAAACTACAGCCACAGACCGCTATTTTCATTTATAGTTAACCTTTTCAGTTGTAAATGGATAATTTGCTTCTTTATAAAATTGCTTGCGTTTATTTAAATGTCGCTTTGCAAATTTACAATTACCAGTTACATCCCAAATTTGAACATGCTCTTTGTCAGCCGCTTTACGGATGCCTCTGCCGATGCTTTGGATGACTCTAACAAAAGACTTACCGGGCTCAATAAGAACAAGATTAAAAATACGAGGTATATTGATCCCAACAGCAGCAACACCATATGTCGCAATAATAGTCCGATCCATAGTATCTGCAATCTCATCATAATGCCCTTTACGATCTGCTGTCTTCATATCACCTGAGATAAAAATACTGTTGGGAATTCTTGCAGCAAGTTCTTCGCCTGCTGAAATACGATCAACTAAAATAAGTGTATTACCAGTGTTAATAATTTCGCTTGTTAACTTGGCAACATAATCTAATCTCTCAGGATTAGTAGTTAGATATTTTAATTCTTTCTGATAGTCTGTGAACTCACTATGTTCTTCAGTTTGAATAATGTTAACATGGCATTGTGCTAAAACACCTCTATCTTGAAGTTCACTCGCACTAAGTTTATTAATTACATCACCAATGGCAACTTTTAAACTGACAAACTCAAACTGTTCTTTTGGAATAGTTCCTGTTAATCCCCAACGGATTGGGATATGCCCCATGTGTTCTGTTAGCAACGCTTTAAGAACATCGGCTTTAGCCATATGTACTTCGTCAACGATAACAGCAACAACATCTTCAATGAATTCAGCAATAGTAAAGTCTGTTTCCTTTTCCTTCTTGATGATGTTATTCAAACTCTGCCATGTGCAAATAGTGTGTGTTTTGCCATAGTCCTTACGATCACCAAAGTAAACCCCAACATCAAGTCCCAAGTTGATATAGTCTTCTTCCGTCTGTGTTACCAAACTCTTGTTAGGCACAATAACAAGTGTACGCCCATATTCTTGGCACTTGTAACTAAGGGCAGCAGTCATAATTGTCTTGCCGGCGCCTGTTGCTACCTCTTGTAGGCATTGTGGATTGGCAAGAAAATTATTGATAATTTCAACTTGATAGTCCCGTAGCATTACAGATTGGCCAGACGCGGGATGACCCTTAGGCCATTTAAAATCACTAAATGCCTCTTCGTCAACTTCAATAAAGTCAAATTGTGGCGCTGGTGGACGCTGATCATCCAAATCAATATGTACGTTGCGGTCAGTCAGCCATTCAATGATATCTGGTAGTAAATTAACATATGTTGTGCCACTTAGTTGGAAGTAAGCAACCTTACCATCCCAGCGTCCCAATCTAACAGCAGGAAGATATCTTGCATAAGGCACTTCATATTTGAATTTTGCAACAAGGCGACGTCGCATATCAACATCAAGCCCTTCAACCTTACAGTTTACTTCGTCATGAATTACTATCTTACAACTTGCCATTCTGTTAATATACATCCTATTGCTTTTGAAATCAAAATAAAAACAGGCAACACATTACATGCTGCCTGTCTAAATTACTAATAGTTAGTGGTGATAATATTAGTAATTACTCTAATGTAGCCTCTACAATTTTCTTTAAATCATCTGATCTGCCAGTAAGTTTGAATTCGTTATAAGTGTCGCTTTTAATAATATAAACAACAACATCACTTGCTGATGCAGGCTTACCAGTATCTTTATTTTCACATTCCAATGCTTGGTTTTTCATTAGCCACGCTACAGCATGATACATGCCAATGGCATATCCGCCTTTAGAACCTTGACTAAATCCAAATCTAAACTGAAAAATAGTGTTAGCAATGAATAGTAGAAATAGTATACCAATCATCCAATAATCCAAGTACATAAACAATCTCCTTATTATTTACGCTGGAGTTCAGCACAAAGATCTTCTACCCATTTAGTATCACGCATATTCACAACATTCTCTAACCTATCCAGTCGTTCTAGTTCCAACTTAACTGGATCTGGCTTTTTATCAGTGTTATGATAAAAAGGCTGCATATGCTGTATCTTTAGACTAAACCCATACTGCCACTTTTTGAAATCGTCTTCACTGTTCATCTATTTCATCCTTCTTGATAAACTTACCGCATGTCTGACAGAATGCACCAACGTAAGTTTCAGTTTCGATCATTAGTTCTGCGAATGACAAAGGTATCTCCCATGCCATATCAACATGTCGCTTAAGAGCTTTGCTAGGACCTTTATAGTCATAGCAGGTAGTCCAATCACATGGACGATACCATTTACCTACACGGTCACAAAATTCAAAGTCTTTCATGCCGCTTCCCTATAGATCTCGAGATCATCATAGTCTCGCACAAGATCAACAACTTTAAAACGAGTATCGTTGACCCAGTAGCCCACTTCCCACACACGAAGTTCAGTGTTATACCGACGCACCATTTTTAGTCTCCCTCAGAAAGCGTTCTTCATCAGCGTAACCTCTGCGGTACGCTTCCAGTTCATAGGCATAGTCTTACGAAGATCTGCAAGCTTAACAGCACAACGCAAGCTCATCTCACGCAAGCGAGTCTGGCACTCTTCCATGAAGGTCAAAATCTCAACGTCCTCACCATTCTGGAAGTTATATCCCTTAAACAGTTCGCCAGTATGAGCAATCTGCTTAATACGCAGAAGCTTGTCACGCATGGTATTCATGCTAAGGTCAATGTAGTGGCTACGAGACTCCAGCGCACTGAGATGGTCACGCAACTTGGCACTGCGAACATTTTCAAACTTAATGTTAGTAATAAAGATACACGCACCCTTAAAGTCAAACTTGTTGGGGATGCCCTCACGCTGAAGCAGCTTGCTGTCACTGTTCCAGTGGATGGTGCGCTTCTTGTTGGTGTCCAGCGCAGCCTTGAGAATGTTGAGACTAAGCTCGTCCATCAAGATGCTATCGCAGTCGTCAAACACAAGTACATCGCCTTCCTTACTATACTCGTACAGTTTAGCATAAAGACCCAGCGCAGTAGTAGCACCCTTGACCACTTCGAAACGGATGTCGCCGCCAATCATATTAAAGAGGTTAGCCTCTTCAAGTTTCTTAACGACATTAAAACTCTTACCAACACCCGGGGGTCCGACAACAATCATTGAGCGCACAACACCGTCAACAACTGCCTGCGTCATTGAATCCATAATGTCAAAGCGTTCGCCGATACGCTCCATAACTGCCTCGTCGCTTTCCTCTACCTTAGCAGCAACGATAGGCATAGTAACTTCGCCGTCAATTTCATATTCTGTAGGGTCCACTGTAATGCGGATGCGATCACGACCCATTGAAGTTCCATCTACTGTCACGTAACCTCCCTTAGCACCTTCTTGGTAGTCCTTAACTAGCGGAAAGGACATGTTAATGATGGGAGAATTGCGATACGTTCCCGACTTAATAAGCACATTAGCCATTGTGTACCTCGTTTGTTTGGATTACAATTATATAATAGCATCGTATACTACGACGTCAACCTACTTGTTGGAAGAATCCATCAACAAGTTCCTGCATATCCCGGTCCAAAGATGCATACATCTTTCCCGTTGTATCATTTACTGCTTCCACAAAATCTTGGTAGTCCATCTCATCTAAGTGAGTAGCAACACAGTGAATATAACTTTCTTTAGCATTTAAGAACGTACGACGTTCCAAAAAGTTCACATGGACTACATTGTCCAAAAACTCATTTACAGAGGAAGTTTCAAAAGTCATGCTTGGCTCCTTTGTTTGTATTACTATAATACGCTCAAACTAGTATACGTCAACTGGAATTTTGTAACAAATTGTGTTACATTGACCAGTATGTCTCACTGGCGGGACTGCAACACATGGGAGTATTAACGCTCTCTTGATAGGTTTTGCCCGTCATCAAATTAGTGCGTGTAACAGTAGCAGCAATGTTCTGCGTATAAAAAGCAACTTCAGCAATGGCAAGTTGATTGGGATCATACTTGATACGTTTGATCATGCGAGTGCGAGCAGCCTTAGCAGCAGCCTCAGTCTTATAAGTCTCACGACCCCAACGCTTCTCATTAACAGTTTGGGTAGTTCCAACATTGTAAACGACGTAAGACATGCTGCTCTCCTCATTCCCTATAATACATAATAGCATGGACTACATATCAGTCAACTGGAATTTTGTAACAAATTTAGTTACGATTAAGCCAATCTTTTGTGTATTTAATAAGCAATTCGACGATCTGACCGGCGTCATGATTACCAATCTTGTCAGGATTTAGCATGGATTCTAGATAGCAATCCACATCTAAGTTTCGTGAAATTGCATACTCAGTTGCAAGTGTAACAAGATACATTACACGCTCTTCGGTAAGTTCTGTGTGCATTTGTTTCTCTCTCATATTGCTATAGTATACTCAAACAAGATGCTGTCAACCTGATAAATATTATAAAATGGAATAGAAAAATGACAATACATGCTTCTGGTACTCCACTTACAATGACTCAGATTGCTGCTGAATTTACTGGTTACAATTTAGGCAGTAAAAGAGGTGGTGGTTGGTATGTAGATGGTGCTCTAACAAACGGGACATTTGGATCAACTAATTTAAAATTTAGTGATTTTTATGGGAAAAGACTTACAGATCCAGCAGGGGCAAGTAGTACAACAATTGGACCAACAGCAACAATCTCATGGCCAGTACCTCTTTACCGTAATTCAATAACTTTTAATGCATGGGCAGGGGGAGGCGGTGGAAGTGATAATGCTGCCGGAACCACTGTTACATTACCTACTACTACATTATCAGCAAATCGAGGTAGACCATATGGTAATGGCGTAGGCACTGCAACAGGCGGTGATATAAACGAAAGTGGTGCGCCAGGTACTTATTATAACGGCGGAAATTCTGGTGGAATGGCATATGGTGGCGGCGCTGGAGCAGCACAGCCGGGAACAAATAACGGTTACGCAAACGGTAGTACCCCAGGTGGCGGAGGTAGTGGTTATTATTACAACGATGGATCGCCCTATCCAGCTATTGGTGGAACTCCGGGCGCAAGTGGAGGCGGATTTGCAAGAAAAACCTATACACCTGCCGAGTTACCATATGGTAGTAACATACCCATTACAGTTGGTGCAGGTGGTACAAATAGTGCTACTGCAGGTGCTGGCGGCGCTGGACGAGTTACTATTTCTTGGACTTAATCATCTCTATATAATTCTCGAGGCCATGGCTGTGTATAAT